AGGTCAAGGATCGGCGTGCGCATGGCTTGAACGATCACATGTTTGGGCGTCATGAGATGAGCATTCCGCTTGAGACGCTTGACGCATGGGCCAAGAAGATCAGCAATGGCCTCATGAACGCCTTTGACGTGGCGAACGACGACGCCTTGCTTGATCGCTTCATTCAAGAACATGGCGCCTTCAAGGTGCACGGGGGCTGGCAATGACTTATGCAGCCCTGAAATCTGATGTTGCCTCGTGGCTGGTTGATTCCACGGCAACCGACAAGATTCCTTCATTCGTTGCTTTGGCTGAGTCCGCAATCCGTCGTGATGTGCGCGTGCCTGCGATGGATTCGACCGCTACTGGCGCGCTTGCGGCTGGCGTGATTGCGCTGCCCGCTGACTTCATCGAGGTCAAGCGGCTTGTGATTGATGGTTATGTGTACGAGTACAAGCCCGTTGACCTGTTTCAGCAAATGGAGACGGACGGCTATGCCACTTCTGGCAGTGCTGGCCGCTATTTCACCCGCATCGGCACAGGCTTGCGTGTTCTGAATGGCGGCACGTCGTCTTACTCGCTGCTGTATGTCGCGAAGTTCGCGGCCTTGAGCGATGACACAGACACGAACTGGCTGCTTGAAAACGCCTCGGATGTGTACCTGTTTAAGTCGCTCCATTACGGTGCGGCCTGGCTGCGCGATTCGGCCGCAGCCCAAGGCTATGAGGCCATGTATCAGGCGGCTCGCGAGAAGCTGGAAGTAACTGAGCGATTCGGCCAGTTTGGCGGCGCGCTGTCCATGAATGTGAGGGTTGAATGACCCCGCTGCTCGGCTTCTCCCCCGACGTTGAGCCGACGACGCCGGGCGCGCTCATGGCGTGCTCTGCGCTGATTCCTGACGCCAAGGGGATGAGGTCTGCGCCGAGTGCGGCTGATGCTGGTTTGTCGGCTTTGGCTGCTGCCTGCCGTGGTTCTGCTGTGACTCGCAACCTGTCGGGTAATTCGCGGTTGTTCGCTGGCACGGCGTCAAACGTTTACGAACTGAGCGGCACGAGCTGGACGAGTCAAAGCAGTGGTCACACGCTGGGCTCTGATGATGTGTGGCGCTATGTGTCGTTCGGCAATGACGCCTTGGCTGTGTGCTCGTCTGTCGGCTTGCTTCGCTCTACTGGCTCTAGCTTCTCGGCTGTGGCTGGTGCGCCTGCTGCGAAGGTCATCGCGGTGGCTCAGGGCTTTGTGATGCTACTGAATCACGGCACGACGCCGGACGGCTGGAAGTGCTCGGGTTACTTGGATGTGACGACCTGGACGCCTTCTGTCTCGACTCAATCGAACGAGGGCCGGCTGATCGAAGGGCAGGGCGCCATCACTGCTGGGCTTCGGATGGGTGACACGGTTGTTGCCTACAAAGAACGCGGGATCTTCGTCGGGATCTACGTCGGCGGGGATGTGGTGTGGCAGTGGACGATGCCAGTCGGTGACGTGGGCTGTGTGGGCGTTGAGGCTGTGGCGGATACGCCTGATGGGCATGTGTTCGTTGGCTCGGACAACGTGTATTTGTTCGATGGAGCCAAGGCCAGCCCGGTAGGCAACCAGATCCGCCAATGGTGGATTGACAACTCATCGTCGCAGTTCCGCTATCGCACAAAGCTGATGTGGGACCGCGATAACGCGCTGGTCTGGATGTTCTACCCCGGTCTGAACTCGTCTGAGTGCGACCGCACTCTCGTGTTCCATGTGCCGTCGGGTCGCTGGGGTGTGTCTGATCTGACCGTTGAGGCGGTGCTGAATTACACCAGCCAAGGCATCACCTACGACTCTGGCGCATCGCTTGGCTACACCTACGACAGCGGGCCGAGCTTCAGCTACGACTCTCCTTTCTGGTTGGCCTCGAAATCCAACCCGGCCATTTTCTCGACCGATCACAAGATCAAGTCTCTAACCGGCATCCCGGGCGCTTCGTCGTTCACGACTGGCGACTATGGCGACGAGACGCAAAGCACCTTCCTCGGCCGCGTGAATGTCCGCTGGTCAAGGGTTCCCGACTCGGCGACGTGTCAGGGCTACATCAAAGAGACGAGCGGCGACGTGAGCACTGCGGGCAGTTCTTCGGCGTTCGATGGCTCCAAGTTCCCGATGCGCCAGACAGGGCGATTCCATAGCGTGACCGTGACCATGAGCGGGGACGGGCGCTTGGCTGCTGTTGACCTGAAGTTGCAGCCTGCGGGGGTTCGATGAAGCTGCCGGTTGAGCCGCGTTTGCCGTCTGGGGTTGGCCTGGTTCAGCGGGTCAATGAGTTGTTCCGCTCGGTCGCTTTGGCTGTGAACGGCCTGACGGATCGTGTTTCTACGCCGTTGAGCGTGTCTTCTGTGACGGTGGGCGCGTCGCCTTTCGATTACACGGCTGAGCGCGATGGCTTCGTGTCCATCGTTGGCGGCACGGTGTCGGCTGTGGCGTATGTCCGTGAGGGGGTGTCTACATCTCTCGGCGTGGTGGCTGTTGTGCCGGTGAAAAAGGGTGACGTGGTTCGGATCACCTACAACGTGGCCCCTACTGTGGTGCTTGTCTGATGGTTGAGTTGATCCCGATTGATCGCAAGCACATTCACACGGCATGGGCGATGGGTGCTCATCGTCTGTCTGAGGCGTGCGATACGTCGGGTGGCGAGATCACTGGCGATCAGCTTCGGATGATCTTGGCTCGCGGCGAGCGGCAACTGATCGCGATGGTTCGCGATGGCGCTCCGGCAGGCTGGGCAGTGATCAGGATCGACGACCTGCCGAACATGCGCGTTTGCATGGTGACAGACATGTGGGCGCCAGGCGCTGGGTTTGCTGAGTTCCTCGGCACGCTGTGGGAGTGGGCATCCGCTGACGGGTGCTCAGAGATTCAGTGTGAAGCCATGCCGGCGCAGGCAAGGCTTTACCAACGCGCCGGATTTGAGCCGGTGAGAACGCGAATGAGGTTCAAGAAATGACTAGCCGACGACAGCTTTACGCGGCAGAAATGCCGTTCGGTGACTCTGCGACCCGCCATTGTGCGGGTCGAGTCATTTATGGTGGTGGCGGAGGTGGTGGCGGGAAGTCCACGACCTCGCAGGGCCTTGACCCTCGCCTGTACCCGCTGGTTGACACGTTCACGTCGCAGGCCCAACAGGTCGCGAACACGCCTTATCAGGCTTACACGGGCGAGCGTTTCGCTGGCATGAACACCGACCAGACGCAGGCGCTGGACATGATCCGCCAGCAAGCAGCAGGCTCGCAGGTTCAGGGTCAGTCGGAAAGCGCGCTGTCGTCCTTCCTGGCTGGTGGGCAGACCAATCCTTACTTGGATCAGATGGTGTCCAAGGCTCAACAGAGCGTGGCAGACACCTACAACAACACCGTTCGACCCAACCAGATTCAGTCGGCTGTCAATTCTGGCTCTTTCGGTAACGCCAACCTGGCAACGTCGCAAGCCAATCAGGACAAGCAGTTGCAAGAGTCGCTGGGCAACGTGGCTACCCAGATGTACGGCAGCGCCTACAACACCGACCAGGCCAACAAGCTGTCGGCGCTGGGCTTGTCTCCGAGCATCCAGCAGGCCGGGTACACCAACGCGGGCCAGTTGCTCAACGCCGGGAACCTTGTTCAGAACCAGGCACAGGATAAGGCCGACTTCGACTATCAGCAGTTCCAAGAGCAGCAGAACGACCCGTACAAGAAGCTGCAAGCGATGTCGGGTGTGTTCAGCACTCCGGGCTTTCAGACCCAAACCACGACTCAAAGCGGTGGAGGTAAGTGAACATGTTCGGCATCAAGGATATTTGGCAAGCAACCCCCCTCGGCGCCGCCTGGAAGCCACTGAAGAAGGCCACCGGCCTGACTGACGCGCAGATGATTGGCTTGGGCGCAATGGCTGTTGCTGCGCCTTACGCCATCCCGGCAATGGGAGCGTCAGGTGCTGCGGGCGCTGGCAGCACTGCAACGGGCGGACTCGGCGGGTTCATTGAAGGCGCTGCTGGCGCTTCTGGCGCAGCCGGTGCGGGCCAGTCGGCGGCTGGTCAAAGTGGGCTGCTCTCCACGTTCAGCCAGTACGCAGGCCCCGCATCGCAGGCCATGAACATCGCAGGCCAGGCTAATGCGCTGAGTCAAGGCCAGCCGATGCAGGCGCCTCAGGCTCAGTTTGCGCAAGGCCAAGG